CCTTCCCTTCTTCTGTGACATATTCAATATCTGAGGATTTCACTTGCAGCTCAAGCGTCGAAGTGAAACCGTTGCTATTAAGACGATGCACTACCCGGCTGATTACCCATGCTTGATTATCTATGACGTTCTTGAATCCTCTGACTGTAACAGGTATTTCAGGAAACAGATCTGCACGGCCAATTGCGAGCGTGATAGAAAACTCAGCTGCACCACGCTGTATCTCTTCCCATTTGGCCTGCGCCGCACGGATGGCCTGCGCTTTGCTAGCGAAAATGGTCGTTAACTCCAGAACATTTTCCGGTTCTCCAGCCATGTATTCACCGTTTCGTGCGCCCTGATTCCCGCTCGGCTTGCTCGCTGACGGTGTCATAGTGGCATCCGGATGTTGCCAGGAACGTAGATTCTGCTCTTTCGACACACGTTTGAGATTAACGTTTTGGTTTTGCTGACTCGGGTCTTTGGTTTGCAGCCATTTGGCTGTAACACCGCTATACGCCCCCCGATCGGCAATAGTAAATTGATGGCTGTCTCCATCGCCACGTTCTATGACCCTTTGCGGGAAGGGTTTATTACTTGCATTCATCGCACCCCCCTTTTTCAGGAAAAGGAGTTTTCCGGCCTTTACGGAGACAACCGCACCATTTCGCTCGGCCAGCCGCGACAAGAATACAGCATCAGACTCCTGCGTCTGATCGATATGGGGCACCTCAACAGGTACCAAACTCTCGGCTATCCTGGCTATGAGCTTATTCCGCTGAGCAATGGTGTCGACAATTGTCCCAAGCGTTGTATCATGCCAGGACTGCTCGCGACGCGAATTGAGCGATCCTCGAAAATCAGCACTGCGTGCACGAATGGTGAGAACGTCTGGAGCACCTCGATACGCGATTTCGTCTACGATAAAACTCCCCTTTCCCAGCAATGCCGATCCCTGCCAGCCTAACCACAAACTCAAAGAAGCACCGCGCGGTGGTAACTCAACCAACCCGTCAGAATCATCAAGCTCTATATCAAGCTGGTCAGCTTCAAATCCATTATTATCAGTCATTGTCAGACTGATGAGCCGCTCTCTGAAAACCTCAGTAATATCATCCTTACCGAAAGCGAGCATAAAATCGGTAGCAATGCATGCACCTGCCTGGAGAGTCATTCCCGTTATCATCCCACCAGTCCTCCCGCCCAGCTACCCACTGATGACACCAGGGTTTCGGCTTGTGCTTTTAAATCGCCATACATAACAACCAGGGATTCATCGACTCTCTTTAAAGTCAGGTTAAACTCGATTTTTCTGGCAGACCCATCACTGTAAAGATCCGTATGAGTATGTGTTACCTTTTCAACCACATACATGCCGTGAATCATTCCACTACCGTCGATCAGTGGCCATGCACGTCCCTCGTTGGCCATCAATTCGATCGCCAAAAGCGATAATTTACCGCCAGTAATTTCTGGGTAGAGCGTACCGGAGAGTATGCGTGTGGTTTCTCCCTCACCAAGAAATTGATACGCAGGTGACTTGCCGATGCGGTTATTTGATGCCCATCGATAATCTTTTGTATATTGCATCGACTGATACGGTAGCGTTCGGCGCTCAAACACAAATAAACCTAATACCATTAACACTGTCTAAATCTCCTCAGTCATGCGAAAAGCTTGAGCGCTGATATGAACGCTCTTGACGAGCGAGGTTATCAACGGCTTCTCTGAGCCGACGGTCTAAATCACTGTTCGGCAGAACATCACCTTGCAGAGTGATGCTGTACTCTCGCTTACTGTTGTCGACAAAAGATCGCCCAGCGGGAGCAGATAGCGGCTGATAAATCGGATAGCCGCTTAATGTGGATGTCGGCGGAATATAGGTTCCGTCAGGCGTCACGGCCGTGGTTTTCACCTTAGCCTCGGTATCTTCAAGTTGGCCGGACTCTTGTTTGATAATGCCGAGTTTGTCCAATAACCAGCTTGCTTTACTGCTCAGGCTGTTAAAGATATTAAGTGGCGCCATGAGCGCATTGGCCAGTGCCTGGCCAAACATTACCCCCACATTCTTACAGCGTTCGAGCGTTTCTTGTGTCGCCTTTACGGGTTCAAGCAGATCAGTGAACCACTGCCAGATGCTGCCGAGCTTCTCAACGAGAAAATCAAATGCCGGTGCAAGCGGGGAAAAAATTTCTGCCAGCGGAGCAAAAGCGGTACCAAGTCCCTCAATAACGCCGCCAAAGAATGCACTGAGTGGTTCCCAATATTTACGGATGAGCAGGGCTCCACCGACAATCGCCGCCACAACAGCTATAACTGGCCACGTGATGGCCCCAAGAGCTGAGGCGATAGCGCCGCCGGCTAGAGTAAATACTGTCCCCAGCATGCTTGCTGCAGCAATAATGACATTCACCCCGGCAATCAAAGGCCATACGATTTGCCCGACACCTCCCAGCACGCCGACCAGCGCCAGCGTACTCGTGGCAACGTTCAATAGGGTTTGGGTCAGTTCGGGATTTGTCTGAACCCAGCTTGCGGCCATGCCAACCCAGGTGTTTGCCGAAGCCGTCAGACGCCTTAGGGCAGACTCTTCTTGCGCAAAAACATCAATTTTAAGACCATCCAGGGTCGACTGTAGTTTTACTAAATCTCCATCGAGATTATCGGACTTGATACTGGCGATGCGTGAAGTACTCCCTTTGGCAGCGAGCATTTGCTGACGTTTGTTGTCCAGAGTTCCATCACCGGCTGCGGCAACCAGTGCTCCTGCCCCCTTTACAGCCTCTTCACCGAACAGGCTTTTCAGGTATTCGGCCTGCTGCGCCATATCAAGTTTGTTTGTCTCAAAGGCGTGATAAATATCTTTAAATACCTTCTCGACCGGAAGCTTATTTCCGTTACCGTCGTGTGTGCTGACCCCCAGGGAATTGAGGGCAACAGGCGCCTGGCCTGTCATCGCATCCAGACGGCTCAAAATAGTGTTAATATTACTCCCGGCGCTGGCACCTTTAATATTGTGGTCTGCCAGGATGCCGAGCATCGCCGTTGTGTCTTCAAGACTTTCACCAGCCATTTCCGCACCTGGTGCAACGTTTTTCATCGCCGCAACCAAATCATCAAGACTCGTGCTCGATGAGTGGAGGCTTTGTGTCAAGACATCAGAAATGCGTTCGATCTCTGTTATCGGCAACTTAAACGCCGATTGCACCGTAGAAAGTGCGCCAACAGCATCGCTGGCTGCAAGACCATTAGCTTGCCTCATTGTCACTGTCGAGTCGGTTGCCATGAGAACGTCATTCGCATTGTAACCTGAGCTTGCGAGCACACCCTGTGTTTGAGCTACGTCGACTTGAGAGAGATATCCTTTAGAACCAATATCTTTAGCCTGCTGGCGAAGAGCAGCCATCGTTTCATCATTCTTATCAATACCGAGAGTCGACTGCGTATCCGACATCTGTTTGGTGAAAGCGACGCCCGGCGCAAAAAATTGAGACAGCCCATGGAATCCAGCACTCGCCGTATTTATTCCCGCCGCCCCCGCATCACGTATGCCGAAGGCAAGCGTTTTACCGGACTCGTAGCGGCGCTTTATTGCATCGACTCTTTCCTGCTGCTGATTGACGCGTGAAAGAGCGTCACGCTGCATATTTAGCTGTTGCGTGGTCTGTCTAATCGTGACTTTCACACGCTGTGCATCAGCAGAGAGTGTACGTGTGTTAATGCCCGACTGAGAAAGCTCGGAACGCTGGCGCTGTAAGGACTGGCGCATACCGTTGTATTTACTCTGCAGCTCAGCTGCAGATTTTTTTGCAACATCCAGCGCCTGCGACTGTGCCAGCGTGGGTGCTTCGATATTCTTAAACTGAATGGCCAGTGCTGCCGCCTCCTGCTTCGCTTTTGCAAGAGACCGGCCGGTTAGAGAAAGCTGAGCGCTGGCTTTCCTGAACCCATCAATACGGGCTGCCTGCACGTTGAGCTCGCGCAGAGATTGCTCAGAATCACGGATTTCACCCGCAAGGGATTTACTGGCAGTCCGGATAGCATTGAGCGGTCGGCTTGCGCGTCCAACGGCATTAAGCAGCGCCTCAAGTTTCACGTTATTGCTCATAGTGGTTTCCGCTTCGCTGTAGCGCCTTGTCGCGCCAGGTTATGAGTTCGGCCACGTCCAGAGGATACAGCTCGGATGGCGGCCAGTGAAAAATCACAGCAATATCCGCCATCAGGTCATCTACCGACAATTGGTCGGGGAAATTCAGCGAGCCGAAGCAGGTGATAAAAAACCAACCACCTTACCGGCAAGTGCAATGAGATCTGCGGCATCCAGTCGAGCAATCTCATGTTCGTTCAGCGCCGGGTAGGTCATTCGAGGTAAAACCTTAATTAAGGCGTCAACATCACAGTTTGCCAGTGCAGCCAATGACACTCCGCGGAGTGTCCCCGCGTTGGGCCTGGATACAGTAACCTGCTCAATTTCTTGCTCACCGCGCATCAGCGGATTGTCGAAGGTCACAACGTTTGAATTTCCGGTATCAATAATATTTTCCATTTGTCACTCCCTCAAAAATAGAAGAGACCGGCCTGCCTGAGTGGCCGGTCAACAACATTACAGGCCAATCGCCTTACGGTGTTCGGCCAGACGGTCTACACCGTCGACCTTCAGCACCATGTTGACGATGTCAATTTCAATGACTTCTTTTCCGTCAATTGTCAGCTGGTAATAAGCACAATCAGTTGTCATTTTCGTTGTACCGCTTTCGCCCTGCTTGTTCTCACCGCAGTCGTACTCTTTATGACGACCTCGCATCACCACCTCGACGGCGGAAATTGCACCGGTGTCATCGCGCTGATAGGAGCCAGTAAAACGTAGCGGTACGCTGTCTGCACCAGGGGATGCATACTGCGCCCACAGTGCGACATCCGGCAGACCACCGAGCGTCCATTCAAGGGACAGCGCATCATCATCAAGACCCATATCAATGGATACCGAACCCGGCATCCCGCCGCCGCGGTATTTCTCCAGCTTGCGGGTCAGCTTCGGTAAAGTGACGGATTCAACGACGCCCATGTAGCTCAGGCCATCGTTAAACATGTTCAAATATTTTAATTTACGTGGTAACGCCATGCTGTTAGCTCCTTAGCCGTTGACCGAATCTGACAGATTCGCCAGATAGGTATCAGTGATGCGCTGGCGCAGGGTCAGGTTTTCCAGCGGTGGGACGGGGGTATAGTCGTAATCGATATACAGTTTGCCCGCTTTAAGCGTCGCAACATCGTTGGACTCAGGGTCGTACCAGCAGGACCCATCGACGATATAACCATTACTTTTCAGTTCACGGAACTTGGCATTAATGCCCGCCGCGATGTCGCGAATAAGGGTCGGGGTAATCGGTTTATCCATCGCCCACGCATGTGCTTCCGCCATGGTGTCGGCCAGTACCTGCGCGGTACGGGTGTAGTTTTCAAACAGGAAAAGAGGATCATCCGCACAGGTGCGGTTACCCCAGAATTTGAAACCATCATTGCGGATCAGCGTGGTCACACCAGCCTGATTAAGCACGTTGGCATCGGTCGCCGGTTCCTGCAAATCCCATGAGACTGAGGCGCTAACACCGGTGACGCCATTCACGCCGACGTTTGACAGGGTTTTATGCCAGCCGGTTGTCTGGTCGATTTTGGCACGCAGGCCCAGCGCGCGCGCCGTCGCCCATGCGGTATCTGTTGCGTTTGTCGTAGTGTCCCACGCCAGAAAATCGGGGAAGATCACCATCAGCTCACGCTGGCTGAAATTCTTGCGATAGTCGATGGCCTCGGAAATGGTTTTACAGTCCCACGCACTGACATAGCCAAAGGCGCGCAGGCTCTGACAGGTAGCGGCAAGCGCAGTCGCTACTTCCTGCGAATCCAGCCCCGGCACGCCAAGAATGCGCGGCTTAACGCCGGTGACAGTCTGCGCCGTCAACAGCGCTTTCAGGCCGGTGTATTTGCCGTTTTCGTCCGT